GAGAGTGGGGGTCGGCTGGTTAGACAAAACGTGGTTGCTTGGGGGATGGATAAGTTAGTAAGCCAGCTCCCCGTCCCCGACATATAGCGGCGTGAAGCAGGGAACTGGGCAACCAGAGTCGCACTCACCTATATGGTATGAGTAAATCCCTGACCCCACTCTCTACTAAAATTGTAATCAATATAGGCTCGTAGCCTATTGTGGAGGTCAAATATGACAGTAATGTATGCACATGGCTTTGAACAGACACTTGAAAAGACAGACGGCTCCTGTCCGTCTGGTGATGATAACCTGTTTACCATCTCAGGCGGGCCGATTCTTGTTACTCATTTCTATGGTTTAGTTACCACGCAAATTGGTAACACCTCAGCGACCTGTACTATACAACACGCCTGTACCACCCCTGCCGCTGATATTGCGTTATCTACAGCGGTTACTATAGACACTGATGCCGTAGGGACTTCTTATTATATTTCTAGTGCTGCTAAGGGTGTATTCACCCCTGTTACTGCTGGTTCTGTTATTCAGGCTACTCAGATGCTTCCTTGGTTACTAACCCCTGGGTATCTTCAGGCAACCTTTAGCGCAGCCAATACAGGGGCTATCAGGTGGTTTGTTGTTTACAAGATGTTATCACAATTTAGTAAGGTCGTGGCAGCGGCGTGATATGGCTGAAGCTGTTTTTAGATGTAATGTCTGTAATGATGGCAAGATTTACATATCTAAGGAAGCAAACGAACATAAACTAAAGACAGGACATAACAGTTTCAGGATGTTGAAAAATGGGATACGAAACATTATCAAACATGATTGAATACAACAAAGAACAGGAAGAACTTGGCAGGGAAGAAGCCATGAACCCTACCGAGTGTCCCTTGTGCGGTGGTGCTTTAGATGAGAACTCGAAAGGGGATAAGTCCTGTCCCATGTGTACGATAGTATGGTCTGGAGGGGTATGGAGATGAAGATGTGTGTTAAATGTAATCGTATTAATCCAGATGATGCCGAAGAATGCATTGAATGCGGTGAAAAAGAATTTGTTAATGTTATATTCCATGAACCAGAGGAAGAATAATGTACGGAAGTTACGCTAGTATTGCTGATATTAAAGGGGTACTCGGTATTACATCAACAACCGACGATGTGATGCTACGTAAAATTTGTGAATCGGCAAGCAAGAGTATTGATAACTACACTAACAGGACATTCATTGCATATACTGGGACTAAATACTTTAACGGTGCTAGGGAACTCTGGATACCTGATTTACTTTCTATCACTACTCTCAAGACAGACGACAATGATGACGCTACTTATGAGAATACTTGGGCTACTACTGACTATATAGAATACGGAGTAGGGATTGAAGATACTCTTAACACTTACCCTAGAATAAGACTAGAAACTAACCCCAATGGTGATTACAACTCCTTCGCTTCCAATGTCAAGAAGGGCGTACAGATTGCAGGATTGTGGGGATATGGAGATGGTATATCGGCTACGCCCTATGTTTTAGATACAACCTTAACAGCAGCGATAACCAGCCTTACGGCTTTAACCTGTGCGGTAACAGCGGTAACTAATCTCTCGGCTGGGCAGACTATCAAGATAGATACCGAACAGATGTATATTTACTCCATTGCTACTCTTACTTTGACTGTTGAGCGTGGTGTGAACGGCACAGATGCAGCTACACACTTAATCAACGCACCACTTTACATCTATCAATACCCCTCAGATATAAGACAGGCTTGTATAGATTTAAGCGTAGCCTTATACCAGAATAGAAGCAAGCAAGGGTTGCAGACCGAGAGGATAGGTGATTATTCTTATACGGTTATGGGAACATCTTTGGGTAAGAGTATGCAGGAATCAATACTGGAATCTATCCGACCTTATAAGAGGCTGAGGTTCTAATGGGGATAAGTTCAGGACTTTTGAACCATACATTAACACTCCAAACACTCACCGAGACAGATGACGGGCAAGGTGGTACTACATCAGCATGGGCAGATAGCGGAACTTTCAAAGCTAGGATAAGCTCTCTATCTGCGCAGGAACGTATGGCTCAGGATAAGACGACAACCTATGCCACACATAGAGTTTACTGTGATAACATGACCGTTACGACGGCCGATAGAATCAAATGGGGGAGTTACTATTTTGAAATTAAAGGGATTAAAAACCCATCTGAAATATATCATCATCTGGAGATAGACGTTCTGGAGTTGGATTAATGGCTAGATTTGACGAGACGTTTGATGAAACTTGGGATATAGACCCATCTAGAAATCATGGTTTCCCTTATGCTTTCAAGTTTAGCTTTGACCGTGATAATAATAGGTTTGTAACAGATGATAATGAGACATGGGATTCAGCCATATCAAAAAGTGGTAGATACGGGGTAAGCCCTGATTAACTAGGAGTTTATTAATGCTATCCGATACCAATGCAGGATTTTACGCAAAATTAAAACTCTGGCCTGAAACATCGGCTAGAAATACTGCTTACACTGTAGGTGATGTTATCAAACCAACAACCTACGCCTCCCATTCCTATAAATGCACTACAGCAGGGACTTCACACGCTACCACAGAACCTACGTGGACAACTACAAATGGGGGAACTACTACTGACGGAACGGCTGTGTTCACCTGTTACGATACAAAGACCTATCAAATTAAAGCCAAGCAAGCAGACACGGTCCCCTATGTAACCTTCGGCCCCGAGACGGATGTACCGATGGGAACATTCACCAGCCAGACAGCGATAGAGAGTTTAACTTACTGGGTTAATTGCTTCTCTGATAAGTCTGCTGCTGATGTTGCGGAGATAGCGGATGCAGTTCTAACGGCAATGGATGATGTGACCCTTACAGGGATAACAGGTTATACCCCGATGAAGTGCGTTCGTGAGTTCATGTCGGGAACAATCTGGGACTCAGAGACAGACATTTACATGATACCAACACGATGGAGAGTTTGGATAGACAAGGATTAGTATAACTTTTCGTTTCAATGCCCCTGAATTTCAATCGTAGTGCGTCTCATATTGTATCTACTTGACATAAGGAGAACGATAATGAGGTTAATGCTAAAAAGCAGGGTTGAGGGGATTATCACAGGAATAAACCTTGATTATAAGGGGAGTATTACTATCCCTAAGAAGGTTATGGAGGCTAACGATATTTTGACCAATGAGCAAGTTCACGTTCTCAATAAAAACAATGGTAGCAGATTCATAACTTATGCTATCCCTGGAGAAGGGATTTGTTTGAATGGAGCAGCAGCTAGAATGGGGATGGTTGGAGATAAACTTATTTTACTAACGTATGAAATAATCTAGGAGGTACACAAATGGCACATTTAGCAGGCAAGGCAGGATATGTTAGCACGGGAACGGCGGTATCAGGTATTAAGTCATGGTCGTTAGACTATACCAGTGATGCTCTGGAGGCAACCGACTTCGCCGATTTAGGAATAAAATCCTACATTGTCGGAGGTAGGGGTTGGTCAGGGAGTTTTGAGGGATACAAGGAAGGCATTGAGCAAATTTTGACGGTTATTGCTTCGTCTCCCGTAACCCTCAGCCTCTACGAAGATGCTACCTATTATTGGACAGGGAGTGCAATTATTACAGGTGTTCATTCCTCGACATCCCATGACGGAATAGTATCTGTATCTTACGACTTTGTGGGGATTGCTGGGCTAACTCCACCGGCTGGATAAACTAAAATAATCTTGGAGGTAAACAATGGCTCATTTAAGCGGTAAAAGCGGTAATGTTTATGTAGCCAATTTGCTACTAGAGGATTGCGAGGATATATGGGAAAATGGGACAAAGGGAGTGGCAGCATCGGAAACTACCATTAAAAAGGTAGGGGCTGCTAGTGCAAAGTGTACCCTTGCTGCTATCCCAGGGACTGAAGCAACCGCAATGTTTGAAACGATGTCGGGGGCAGTAAAGGATTTTACGGATTACACTCATATTCTTTGCTGGGCATACTCTGTGCCTACAACCGTAGCTGGAGATTATCGTATAAGTGTGGGAACGGGCGCAGGTGGTGCAACTCCTACAACTTATGTAACTTTGCCAGCACTCACAGCAACTACTTGGAAATATTGTCATTGCACAGAGGTTGTTGGTTCTGAGATGGCGGATACTACGGCTGGCACTATCATTGCCCTTTATACATGGGCAAATGGAGCAGAGGGCGATGTTATCTATCTAGATGATATAAGAGCAGCCAAGAATATCGCTGGCATAAATACATGGTCGTTAGACT